TCCTGGGCGCGGCGGGTGCGCTCCGGCGACGTCCTGGCCGATCTCCTTCTCATGTGTGCGGAGGCATTCTCGGGCGTGGCGGGGGACATCCGGCGCGCTGCGCGCGCCTGACGTCGCCAGCGGCGCCTAGGGCCGTTGCGATCTCCGGGGCCGGCGCTGCGGGATCTCTCCCAACTCGGACGCGCGTAGCCTGGGGGACTTCGGGCCTCCCTGCCTGGTGTGTGGGTGTGCCCTCCATTGTTACCCTCGGGTCGGCCCGCGGCGGCGCGCCAGGGGGCGCGCGCGCGAGCTCGGAGGGTGTCCAGCATGGCAAAGAAAGCGAAAAACACGGCGAAACGAGCAAAGGCCGCGACGAAGAGAACGGCGAAGGCCGGAGCGAAGCCGAAGGCGCCGGCCTCGAGGTCGGCGAGGTCGAATCGAGGGAAGCGGGTCACGACCTCGAGCTCGTCGGGTTATGGGAGGCGAGTCGAGAAGCTCCTCACCGTCGGCGAGAAGTTGATCGCGGGTAGCGAGAAGTTGCTCGCCGCGGAAAAGGTCTTGTTCGCGGAGACGCGGCGGGCGGCCGCGGCGAACATGACAGGCGCGGCGACCCATAGACGCGGCGGCGCGGGAACGAAGCGGCCTCGGCGCTCAACAACGACGACGACGACAACCACGACGACGACAAGGCGCGGTCCGGGTCGGCCGCGGAAAAACGTCGAGGTCGGGACGCCGATCGCTACAGGCAACGGGCAATGGAAAGAGGCGGGCGCAGCGCCGGCATACGACGCCTGAAAGACGAGCGGCGTTCACAGGTGCGGCGCGAGCGGGAGAGGGTTGCTCGCGTCGCCGGTCCGTTGAACGCCGCTCGAGGGGTTGCGGCTTCTACCGTATGAGCCGGCCGGCGGCGTATCCACCTCCTACGCCGAGCACGGTTAGGGCGATCACAAGTAGAACGCTCGTCGAGGTCCGTGGCGGCTCTCTCTTGAGGGCGGCGTTTTCCGTCCGGAGAGAGACGAGTTCGCGGCCGGTGCTCTCGCACACGTCCGCACGGAGGTAACAGCCGGGGCCGAGGGCCAGCGGAGCGTCAGAGCCAGGCGCCCATGCGTTCGCGCCGGAGAGCTCGAGCGTCCTGGGCGAACTCGAGGCAGCCGGTGAGCTCGAGGAGCTCGCCGGGGCATCGGCCCAGGCCGTCGCGCACGCCAGAGCGGTAATCGTGGCGACGACTCGGATCATTACTTGGGGTCGATCTGGTTGAGGGCGGCGCTCGTCGAGGTGACGGTCGCTGCGGCGGCCTTCGCCGCGGTGCGCGCCTGGGCGAGCTGGTCGAGCTTCGCGCCGGTGAAGCTCCCATATGCGGTTTTGAAGGCGATCAGCGAGAGGGCCGCGAGGCTGAACTTTCCTCCGGAGAGGGCGAAGTCCAGCGCCGAGAGCGCGACGGCGGAGGCCGTCGCCAGGACAACGCCGCCCATTTTGGAGCCGAGCCAGGGGATCGCGTCCGCGCCCTTGCGCCTGGCGTAGAACATCGCGACGACGACGATCGCGGGCGCCAGGACGATCCACGAAATGTGACCGTCCGGGCCGGAGAACGCATGTACCAAGGCGTCGAGGCCTTTCTGGAGGTCCGGATCGAGAACGGCGTCGGGAGCCTGGGCGGTCGCGTCCTGGGCGAAGGCGGCGAAGGGGAGGAGGGCGGCGAGGAAAGCGGTAAGTCTCTTCATGTTGTGGCCTCGGTTGCGGGTGGTCAGAGATGAGAAAAGAACCTGATCGGTTTGACCGTCCCGAAGCCTTCCCGGAGAGGGGCGTCGAAGAGGTTCCGGGCGCCGGCCTGGGCGATCCGGAGCTCCTCAACGGTGCGGCCTGGGAGGAGCATCGCAATGTGTCCGGGCTTGCCCGTCGGGTTCTTCCAGAGGGCGACCGTCGGGAGGCCTTCGGCGGCGTTCGCCGCGGCGTCGCGGATCTCGAGCTCGCGCCAGCCAGCCGACGGGCCGACGATCTCGAGCCATGACAGGGTGGCGTTGCAGTTCAGCTCTCGCCGGCCGCCTGGACAGGTCCGGTCGGGGATCCAATGGGGGATCTCCGCTCCGAGCGCGCTCGAGGCGTCCCAGGCGAAAATATTACAGTAGGTGGCCTCCGGCGTTCGGAGATACCGCGGGTTGTGGGCCACGTCGAATTGGCCCAGGACGGCGCGGAGTTTCTCGGGGCTCCGAGCTCCTGGCGCGTTCTGGAGCGGCGCGAGAACCGGCTCCCAACGGCGGGTGTTCTGGAGGTCGCCGCTCACTTGGCGCCCCGGGGTCGCCTGTCGCGCTCCGCATCCATGAAGCTCTCGAGGGCCTGGCGTGTGAGTCGTGACTCGGTCGCGGCCTCCTGGGCGGAGCTCTGGGCTTCGCGGATCTCTCCCTCGAGGGCCTCAATCCTTTTGGCTGCCTCCGGGTGAATGACCTCGGGCGCTAGGTGCGCCATGAGACGCGCCTCAACGGGCGTGCGGCCAATGACTGAGCCGAGGGCGAAAGCGCTTCCGGTGAGGCCTACGACGGAGCCGGCGATCGCCGCGCTCGTCTTGAGGTTGCTGATCAGATCCGACACGCCGCGGGGCCTCTCTCTCCGAGAAGAGAGAAGCGCCGCGGGAATTTTCGATCTCGGCTCAGGTCGGCGAGCTCGAGCCGAGTCGCCGGCCTACTAGGCGACCCGGAAGCCGCTGATCCACGTGTTGTCCTCGGTGTCGTTCAAGGCCCAGTCATACGATCCGGTCTGGAACACGGCGAACCTATAGACCGTACCGGCTTGGAGCATGAACGCTCCGCCGCCTTCAAGAGAATCGTAGGCGTTGGCGCCGGCTCCGTACTTCGTTTGAAGCCGCTTGTAGAGGGTCAGGTAGTAGCCATCCCACGTGTAGATCGCGAGGTAGGCCTCGGGGGCAGTGTTTCCGGAGGTGTAGAGGCCAACGCTCGCGTCAATCTGGTAGATGCCGGTATTCGAGACGTAGACCTCGAATGGAGAGTTGTTGTTGACCATGCCCCCAAGGTCGTACTGACTCGAGCCAGTCGAGGCGAAGGCAAGGAGGTTGTAGGTATACGAGTAGATTGCGGCGGCGGTCCCGTTGGAGAGGTAGTGAAACGCTCCGTCGCCGGTGGTGCCGCTTGCGATGCCGTCCAACTTGGACTTGTCGGCCGCGGACATGAAGCCGGCGGAGAAGGTCGTCGCGGTGGCATGGGCTGTTCCACCGGATCCAACGTGAGAGGCCGGCGCGTATCCGGTGGTGTCGAGTGCCCATGTATTCGCGGCGGTTTTCTTGAGGAGGCCGCTCGTTCCGGAGAGGGCCTCGATCGCCTGGAGATCGGCAACGGTGTTGAGGCTCGTTCCGTCGGTGAACTTGAGGCTGCCGGTGCACCGGATGTTTCCGGAGACATCCAGTTTTTCGGCGGGGACCGCGGTCCCGACTCCCAAGCGGTTGTTGGTGTTGTCCCAGAGGAACAGGGCATTGCTCGAGAAGGCGCCGGAGCCGTTCGAGAACTGCAAAAGGCCGGCGCCGCCGCTCGAGGAACCTCCTCCGCCCGCGGAGGCCGTCGTCTGGGTCGTTCCGTCTGGGAAGACGAAGCCTCCCGAAAGCGATTTGATCGACCCGTTCACTTGTACGAGGTTCGTTCCGTTGTCGGTGGTCGTTCCGACGAGGAGCCGGCCGCCCGCGGAGAGCCGCATTTTCTCGGCGCGGGCGATGTTGAACGCGACGGGCATTCCGGCTTGTCCGGTCCCGAGAGAGAGTCCGACTCCGGCCCAGACTTCCAACATTCCCCATCCAGAGGTGGTCAGGGGCTTGAGCTGAAAGTTGATGTCTTTGACGCCGCCCGTAGAGATGTCCGATTCGCTGGCGATCCGGAGGCCCTGGTCCGCGTTGCCGACGACAAAATCCATGTAGCCGGCCAGGTGGTCGACGATCCTGTTTTGGTTCGCGCCGATGCTGATCGCCGTCTTGCCGGTGGCTCCGTAGAGGCCGGCGGAGGTCGCCGAGCCGCGGAAGTCCGCGGCGGCCTGTGGCGCGTTGGTTCCGACGCCGAGGCGCTTGTTTGCGGTGTCGAAAAAGAGGTTGGCGTTGTCGTTTGATAACGCGGTTCCGGTGGTGATCTGGATCGAACCGGCCGCGCCGGAAGCGGTGACGCTTCCGGATCCGGATTGAGCGCCCTCGGCGATCCGGACGTCATTTATCCAGAATACGAAGGTGGCATAGTTGCCGTTGTCGATCTTGATCGAGGCGTGGGAGGCGTTGGCCGGCGGTGTGACCTCGAAAGTCTGGGTCGACCAACCCGTTGTCATGGTCGTTTGCGTGTAGCCCTGTGCGACGCCGGTTCCGATCTCCGTGAACGTGTAGCCGTCGGGGTTCATGTACCAGAAGCGAACCGTTACGGTTGCGACGGAGGAGCCGGTCGCAGCGGACTTCATGCGCAGCGATACGCGCATTTTGCCGTTGGTCGGATTGACGAGGATCGGCGTCTCGAAAGACTCGGCGGCCAGGAAAACGGCGCTCGATAGAAACTTGAGTGTCTGGCCTCCGTTCGGCATGTCCGAACTGTCGAGGAGGAAAGACGCGGCGTAGGTCGAGCCGGTATAGGTGAATTTCCAGAACGCGGGCTTTGTGTAATCGCTCTGATCGACGGACTCAAAATTCCCGTTGATGATCCCGAAAGGCGAATTGTTCGGGGCGATGTGGGTCGAGGGGTAGATGTTCCCTTGCGCGAGGTTGTTCGAGCCGATCGTGTTCTGTGCGATCTGGCTCCCGGTCACATAGCCTGTGAGGGCCGAGGCGGGGACGGAGCCGAGAACCTCCGGATTGGTGATCACTCCGGTCAACTTGGAAGCGGCCAGAGAGACGATGTGACTATTTGTGATCGCGAGCGGCGCGACGTCGGCCGAGGCGATCTGATCGGTCCCGCGGGCGAAGAGGGAGGCCGATCCGATGTTCCCGACGCCGGCGCGGTAGATCTGATTTGGGACGCCGCCGGTAACGGCCGCGGTGGCCAGGCGCGAGAATCCTCCGCCGTCGGCGACGTCGCCGAGGTTGTTGGTCGCGCGGTTGAAGAGGTTGGAGGTCGAGACGTTGACGCCGCCCATCTGGATCGTCTGGATCCGGCCCGCGGTGTCGATCTGGTCGGGGTTCACGAACGAACGCGCCGCGGTGATCGTGACCTTGTCGGCGAGGATGCTCGAGAGCCTGGAGTCTCCAAACTGGCCGCTCGTGATCTTCGAGGCGTCCAGGGAGGGGATGGAGCTGGCGGCAATCGCCGGCGGGATGGCCGGGAGCGGCGTTGTTGGGGAGCTCTGGAGGCCGTTCGCCGAGCGCGCGACGACGCTCACGTAATAGGTGGAGGAGGGGTCGAGGCCTCCGACGGTGATCTTGGAGCTCTTGGCGATCGCCTTGAGGGTGGTCGCGTCCGGCGTGAATCCGGCCGAGGTGGAAACGTGGAGCTCGTAGGCCTCGGCAATCGGCCCGTATGGATGGGGGGAGATTGCTACGGAGAGCGCTCCGGGGTTGTCGGTGACAACGCTCAGGAACGGCGAGCGGGGGATCGCGAAATTCGCGCCCAGGTTGAGGCCGGGGCGCGACTCTCGCCGGAGCCATGAGGTTGCGCCGAGGCTCGGAGCTCCGCGGACGGTGATCTCCGTCGTGCCTTCGGTGAGGTTGTGCTGGAGGTTGACGATCGCCTGGGCCTGGTCGCCGGTGTAGTGGATCCCGTTGCCCTGGAGGAGGACCAGATCGCCGAGCTCAAGGGCGAAATTGTACGGGGCGGAGACGGTTTGCTCGAGGTGAACGTCCCTCGTATCCGCGAGCGCCGCGCTTGCGAGCCTGAGCGCCTCGGCCGCGGTGTTGATCGGGCTCTTCTCGCTGTCCTCTGTGATCTGAGAGTAGCGCTCTCCATAGGCCGCAATGCTCGCGGTGTCCTGGGCAAGGGAGGTCCGTTGCGTGGGATAGCCGCCGGTGTCGAGGATCTGGCTGTCGGTGTAGACGACTTCCCAGGAATTGCGGACTTCAGAGAGGGCGGTCTTGCAGGTGGTGATCTCCTTGTAGCTGTCGGGCGAATAGGTGACGTCCGGCGTCGTCTTGGTCCGGCCTGGATCCTGAAAACAGAGCGCCCAGGAGCCGCTCACGAAGCGAGAGCGGACCTCCCATCCGATCATCTGGGCGAGGTTCTGGAGGGCCTCGAGAACCGTTTGGCGGTCCTGGGCGTAGGGCGTGATATTCCAGCCGGGCGAACCTCCGGGGAGGGAGATGGAGAAGCCGGAGAGGCCGTTGTCCGCGAGGATCTGGCCCATGACCGTCTGGACGGCGGTTCCGGCGTCGCTCCCGTAGTTGCGAACGGTCTTGATGAAGGTGTCTTGGAGTCGCGCGCTCGAGTAGTCGCGGCCCTGGAATGAGACGGCCTCGCCGGCGCCGGCGTCGACTTCGTCGATCAAACCGTCGAACACCTCGATCCAGGCGTCGACCTCCGGCGTCATGCCCAGGGGAACGACGGCGGCGAAGATCTTGAAGCGCCGGCCCTCATGGATCAGCGGGTCGAATCCGAATCCGGGGCGAATGTTGATCTTGGAGTCGGTCCGGAATGGCGCAAGCGAGAGGTTGCCGATCTCCCGGTGAAGGGTGACGGTCGCCGAGCTGACTGGATCGTCAAGGTTCGATCCGTGCTCGACGCTGTCGATCCAGTCTTGGCCCTCGAGGTTGTCGAGGGCTCGCCAAGTCGAGGTGCTGTCCAGAACGGAGACGCGAACTCGGACGCCATAGCCGGCGGGAGCGGAGAGGATCTTGGCCTGGTTCTGGGTCAGTGAGCGCATTGCGCCCAGAGAAAAGGGCTCGAGCTCGCCTCGCTCGCCGGCCGGCCGGGCGCGCTATTCGCCTGGGAGAGGCGGCCGGGGCGGTGTCTCGAGCTCGAGGTCCGGCTCGGTCTGGCCGGAGTCGGCCGCGGCCTCCTGTGGCGTCCGGGGGCCTCCTGGGCGCTGCTGTTCCTCGGCGGTGGCGAACGCGGCGCGGAGGGCCGCCCAGAGCGCCGCGAGGGCCTTGGAGCTGATCGGGATCTCCGGGAGGTCCACGCCTATACCTCGCCGATTTTGAACTCGAGGCGATAGCCGGTTGAAGGCGTGCCGGTGCTGTCGATCATGTTCACGACGTCGGCGTTGGTGAGCTGGCCCAGGATGACGGCGGAGCCGATGCCGCCGGCCATGTTCACCCATGGGAGGGCGGCGAACGGCGCCCCGCTGGCGTCCCATATCGGCGGCCAGGTGGTCGGGGTGAGGTACGGGAGGCACACGAGCTCATCGAACTGCGGAGAGGTGTAGTTGCCCAGGGTGACAGAGCCGTCCGAGCCGACGCTGAGAACGGTTGAGGTGTCGGTCGAATCGCTCCGGGCGCCGTTCACCCATTTTTGGCCGGCGGAATTGATCCAGTAGGAAACCCAAGTCCCGCTCTCGAGGTGGCGGACGCCAATCGTCCAATTCGGGGGGAGCTGGACGGGAAATGTGATCGTCGTCGCGACGTACAGGAAGCCGGACGCTCCGAAGGCGCCGGCTCCGGTGTTGATGGTGCTCGCGTTGTCGGCGACGGGGCCGAGGCCGCGCTCGGAGTAGCGGTCGGCGGTGAAGGGAAAATGATGCCCGTCGCCCAGGAGGAGGCCCGTAACGGCGCCGGCCTCGAGGGGCTCGAGGTGGCCCGTTTCGATCGTCCATGTCCGCTTACGCCAGCGCTCCGAGCTCCGGGATCGTCCGCTGACGGCGCGGCTCGGTTCGCCGCCGATCTCGAGGCCTGGAACTGATTTCGTGAGTTTGACCTCAATCCCGTTGATCGTCAGGTAGGGCATTCGTCTATCTCTTCAGTACGAGAGGAGAGCCGTTGCGGAGGAACGCAACGCGGCGTTGCTGATCTTCGATCGCCGAGATCACGTCCTCGGAGTTGGCTCCATTCACGTTGATGTTGATCGTCGTGCTGTCGTTCGAAACGTAGCTACCGGACCCGTAGAGGAGTCGGGAGCTCGTCTGGCCGATAGCGTCGGAGGCGCGGAAGCGGAGGGCGGCGACCTTGATTCCTTGAGGGACGTTGGAGAGCGCCTCGTTGAGCTGCTTCGTTGCGTCAACGTTCTTCCAGCGCTCCTCGCTCTCGGCCGCGGCGGCGTCGGCAGAGTCGTAGGTTGCATTGGTGAGGTCGGAGATCCCCTGATCGAGGTTGTCGACGTTGATCTTGGCCTTGTCGATCGTGTCCCCGAAGTTGTCGAGGAACTGTAACGGGTGAGCTCCGAAAACCGAGATGCTCCCGAGCTTGTGGAAAACGGAGGAGATCGCTCCAACGATCCCGTTCCACGCGGCGGAGAGGCCCTTGGCGACGTAGAGCACGCCGAGGGCCAGATATTTCACGGCGTAGAAAAGGCCCTTCATCGCCACATCGGCGAGGATCTGCATCGGGTTGGAGAGCGCCAACATGATCTTGGCGATCTGCGAGATGATCGGGCCGAGGGTCTTGAACACCATTCCGATGATCTGGAGGATCGGAGCGATCGCCTCGAGCGGCTGGGTAATGAACTGGAGAACCGGAGTCAGAACGGCGCTCAGGATGTTCGAGATGATGTCGAAGACGCCGGCAACGATCTTCAGGATCGGATTCAGGACTTGCCCGATGATGTTCGCGATCATCCCGAAGAAATGGGAGATCATCTGGAGGAGGTCGGCGAACTGCTGGCTCTTGCTCAGGAGCTCGAGGATTACGCCGGCGAGCGCGCCCCATGCGCCGCCGAGTTGGGCGCCCTGGGTGGCCGATTGCACCATGCCGGAGACTTCCGGGGATGCGCCCATGACGCGGCCTTTCACGTCCTCCTTTGTCTGGGCGAGCTTGGACGCCATCTGAGAGAAGCCGTCCATGGCCTTGACGGCGCGGTCCGCGCTCTCTTTGTAGTTCTCGGCGATCACCTCGAGGTTGTGCGCGGCGACGTGGTGTCCCTCGAGCTCCTGGATCTTCGCGCTCTTCATCGTTTGTTCGAACGATGTGAGATTGCTCGTGTAGCTCGAGAGCGCGTCATTGAAGCCGGAGAACCCGTTGGTCATCCGGGCGATCACCTCTGCATCGGTCTTGCCAATGTCGCCGAACGCGGTCGCCTTATTGGCGGCGTCAATCCCGTGCCCGTGTAGAGCCTTCTGCATCTCCCAAGTCAGTTTTTGGATCTGGTCGTCGTACTCGCCTTTGCGGTGGATCGATTGGTTGGAAGAGCTCCGGTTGAGGTACTTGTCGACGCCGAGCTTTTTGGAGACGTCGTCGGCCATCTCTTTGAGGCCGTCGATCGAGTACGAGACGCCGTCGGCGATCGCGGTGCCGACCTTTGCGCCGGCGTCGACGAGGTATCCGCCGATCATCTTCGTCTTGTCCCAGGCGTAGCTCGCGACGTCGCCGAGGCCCTGGAGGAGCTTCTCCCCGGTCATTCCCTGCATGGAGTCGGCCCAGCCTTGGACCTTCGTCGCCAGGTTGTCGGGGAGATAGGAGACGAGGCTCCCGAGCATTTTTCCGAGGCCGCGGATCTCCGAAGCGAAGAGATCGAGCATGAACATCGCGGCTTTCTTGAGGAAAGAGCTGATGTTCTCCCAAATCTGGACGAAGAAATCCCCGACGGCGCGGCCCCATCCCATGACCGTCTCGAGGATGCCCTGGATCTTCTCCTTGAAGCCGTTCCCCGCGGTGTTCCACGCTTTGTAAAAGGCGCCGGCGCCCAGGATGAGGAGCGCGATACCGGCGACGATCAAGAGCATCGGGGCGAGCGAGGCGATCTCAAATTCGCCCATTGCCGCCCAGGCCTTGCCGAGGCCGGCGAGGGCCAATTGCAGGCCCTTGAAGGCGGCGCCGGCGAGGCCGGAGAGCTTGCCTATTGCGCCAGCGGAGAGGAGCGCCGCGACGCCGAAGCCGGAGACGTGGGCGATCAATTGCTTGAGCTCGGGGCTCAGGGATTGAACGAACTTGGCCGCGTCCCTCACGTGGGCGGCCAGGTTTTTCATTGCGGGGAGGAACTGGATCCCGATCTCGGCGGCAACGTCGAGGCCGGCGTTTTTGATCCCCTTGAGCGCGGCGGCGAGCGCCGGGGAGCTCCCCGAGGCGACCTTGATCGCAACGCCGAGAGAGGCGCCCCACGCGAGGCCGAGGCCGCCGAACTTGTTTCCGACCCGCTCAACCTGTTTGAGGGTCTTGGCGGTGTCGCCGGCCATCTTCTGGAGGCCGGCCGACCAATCATCGGTTTTGACGCCGAATGTCGCGAAAACTGAATTGGCGCGGAGGCCGGAGCTCATGTCGGAGAGAAAAGCGCCGGACGCACAACGGCCGCGCCGGATCGCGAGCTAGGTCCGGGGCGGTGGCTCGCGCCGCCGCTGTTTGTAGACGGTCCTCTCCGTCTTCACGGATTCGCCGCCTCCTCCTCTGCCTCCTGGGCTCGGGTGCCGCTTGTCGAGCTCCTCTCGCTCTAGATCGCAATGAACGAGGAGGCGGATCGCGTCCTCGTAGGAGATCGAATCGATCTCGTCGGGGAGGCGGTGAAGCAATTTCGCCAGGCCGATCCGGAGGGCTTGATCGGAGCCTGGCTCGGTCAGTTTCCCCTTATCGCCTCGGGGTTCGGGGAAAAGACGTCGCTCATCTCTTTGGCGACGTCCTCAAACCACGGCTGTTCGATCAGCTCGGCGGCCTCGTCTTTCTTGAAGATTGGGTGCCCGTCTCGGTACATGAGCAGAGTCATGAGGCGCGCGGCGAAGAGGGCTCCCTTTCTGCCTTCCTTGGGCTTTCCTTCGCCGTCGACCTCGCCGGCGGCCTGAGCCTCTTCCATGGCCTTGAGGCGGTCTCCGATAGTGGGCTTGATCAGCTCGACTTCGATCTCATCGTCGACCTTGATCCTCTTCGCGGTCTTTCGGTTGCGGGCCAGGAGTCGGGTCTTGAGCGGTTCCATGAGCGGTTGTCCTTGCGTGGTGTGGGGTCAGTCGCGGGTGAAAGGAATCGGCTCGAGCTCGAGCTCGGGAGCGAGAAGGGGGAAAGCGCCCTCGAGCTCGAGCCGAACCGAAAGGGTCAGACGGCGGTGATCGCGGTGTCGCCCAGGACAAACGCGCAATCGAAGCCGATCACATCGCCTTGAGGGCGCTTCTCGGTGTAGCTCTCGACGAGAACGCAGAAGCGGCGGCCGGTGGCTCCAACGGTGCCGTCGGGGTCGTCGATCACTGTCAGGTAGACGGGCGTCCCGGTGTCGTGCGCGGTCCTGAGCGCGGTCTGGACGGCGTCGCCACGCATGACATGGCCGGACATGCTGAACTTCATCGTCTTGTTGGAGGCCTTGTGTGAAGAGATGTCCTCGCCGAGATAGACGAGCTCGGTCATTGCGCGCGAAGACTCGACGGAGAACTCCTTGACGCCGGCGACGCGGTCGGTTGCGGTCGTCGCTACGTTCGTCGCCTTGACGAAAACGGAGTCAAATTCGCGGGTGTGAACTGCGGTGATCGGCGTGGTCATCGGTCCTAGCTCTTTTGCGTGAACGTGCGAGCCAGAGAGGCTCTCAACGCAGAGAGAAGGGCCGTCGTCATGGGCCGCCGCTGGCGGGCGGCTGCCTTGCGTAGAAAGCGGTTCGGCGGGCCGCCGTCGGTGCGTTGCTCATGGATATAGGCGGCGGTCGGGTGGTCGAATCCAATGATCGAGACGGCGAGGCCGTCGCGCTTGTCGACGCGGGTTTCATGGTAGGCGGTTTCGCCGACCGTGATCCCTTGCTCGGCCTCCTGTGGGGCGGTCGCAATGGCGAGGTTGAGAGCCTCCGTTGCGGCCTCTTGGACGACGGGCGCCAGGTCCACGATGACGGTTTCGGCGTGTTGGCGGAGCTGGCGGATCAGCTCCTTGTCCCCGTTGATCTGGAAGTGTTGCGTAGCTCCTCGGGCCATCTCATCGATCCTTGAGCTCGTAGGCGCGGCCCTCGCGGGCCTGGTCGCGGAGAGTGAGAGCGGTGTGGGCGTGTTCGATCACCTTCGGGTTGAAGGCCGTCCAGTCGTCGCCGTGGCCGAGCTCGAAGTGACAGAGCTTCCACGTACAGAGGGTGATCAAGTTCCGCGGGTCGAGCTCAAGCGCTGGCTCGAGGTGAAAGGGCCTCATGTGATGGACTTGGAGGAGGCGCTTTCCGCCGCACGCGGAGCACGTCGGGTGCTTCTCGAGGTGAGCTCGCCGAACCGCGGGCCAGTGAGGGGAGCGGGTGTGTTGCTTCCGGTGCTCGCGGAGCACGGCGGCGGCGATCTTCGCGATCTTCTGGATCATGCTGCCACCACGGAGAGAGCGCCGGCGTTGGTGACGGTGAGCCGGTATCTGGTCCCGTTCGGGGCGCGGAGATAGAGGCCGTCGCCGTTGCCCAGGTTCTCGAGCTCGACGCCGGCCTTGAGTTGGACCTTTGCGGTTGTGACGGTCACTTCTGGAGCGGTGAGCGCCGTCGGGCCGAGTTGGATCGAGGTCGGCGATCCGGCGCTGCCGTCGCCGCCGATCTGGACCAATTCCCCATTTCCGCCGGCGAGCCGGAACACGCTCCAATTGCCTCCGTTGCGGGCGAACTTGAAGCCGCAAAGGTTGTCCGAGCTCGCCGCCTGGAAGCTGTAGACGGGAGTTGTGCCGGCGAGGCCTACGCCGATCTTTCCGTCCTTTGTGATCGTGGCCTTTTCGCCGCCCTGGTTCCGGACGGACAGGAGCCGCGCGTCCGTTCCCGTGAGCGCGGTGCCCGTCGTGAACACGTGCGCAATGGTGCCGGTGGCATCGCCGATCCCTGGGTCGGTGGTGAATGAGGTGCTGGTCGGTCCGGCGGCCTGGTATGCGCCGCCGGCGATGATTCCGCCGACGTTGAGGCCTCCGCCGATCGCGGCGCTCCCGGCGGTGAGCTTCCCGTCTTTGTCGATGCTGGCCTTTTCGGAACCTGCGTTCTGGAGGGAGAGGAGCTTTCCGGCGTTCGAATTGATGCTGTTGATGACGGCGGCGGGCTGCCCATCTGGGGGGCGGGAGATCAACCAAACCGGAGCGTTGAAACCGTCGGCGTTCAGCGACGATCCGTAAAAGGCGCCCGAAGAGGAAGCGATCCCGGATGAGCTGATGATCGTTCCGGTGGCGCTCATTCCTCCGGCGAGTGTGATGCTCCCGGTGGAAACGATGTCTGCACAGGAGAGGCTTCCCCAAGCATCGAAGAACGCTTTTGTTGCGCCGCCGTTCTTCAATTTGAAGAGCACGCCGCCTGTCTGGTTGACCGTGGTGTCCACGGTGATCGCGGCCGAGGAGGTCGCGTCGGGCGCCAGTGACATGAGCGTGAGGCCGTTGCCAGGGTTCGCCCAGAAGCTCGAGGCATGGACGGTGCCGGAGGCGTTCAGGTCCGCCTGTATGGTGACGGTCTTTCCAGGGGCAGAAAGAACGATGTTGCCGCTCGAGGCGCTCAGTTGCAGATCGGCACCGTTGCCGCTCACGGAGCCGGCGAGGCTTTGAACCGCGCCGGCGAACACGGTCCCTACACCTTCGTTCGTCGAGAGATTTCCGCCGGCCGCAATGGATCCGTCTTTGTCGATCCATGCCCTGACGGCGCCCCCGTTCTTCACGGCGAGCAACTTCGCTCCGTCGGTGGAGAGAGGGAGGGAGTTGTCGATCTGAACGCCGACGGCGGTGGCGCTGTCCGGCGTGGCGCCGCGGAGCATGAGCGTTGTGCCGGTGCCGTTCGGCTGGACAATGCCGCTATTGGTGAGGAGGCCTTGATTCCCGATCAGGTAGCCGGCGCTGTAGACGGTCCCCCAAAAGTCGGCGTTCCCGTCCTTGTAGATGGCGGCCTTGTCGACGCCGGCGTTGCGGACCGCGAGGATCTTCGAGCCGGCCGCGCTGATCTGGTTGTCGGTGTCGATCGTGACGCTGACAGCGGTCGCGCCGTCTGGAGCGTTGCCGTAGAGGGAGAGGCCCTCTCCCGCGTTCGCGTGGAGGTGTGAGGAGTAGGCGATTCCCCATGTTGCTGTCAGGACCGATCCGCGAATGACGCCGGAGGAGTCGATCGCCGTCGAATCCCAAGGAACATCGGTGATCGTGAGCTGGCCCTTGAGCGCGAGGCCGGCGAGAAAGGTTCTCAGGGTGGAGAAGGCGCCGGAGACGCGGTCGGCGGCGAGGGTCCAGAGGTTCCCGGGCGGTGGCTGATAGGGCGCGGTGTCGGTCCCGTCGTCGGCGATCGAATAGGTGGCGGTAACTTCGAAGGTGAAGCTGTGCCGGCCGTTGTCGTCGTCGCCGTCGTAATGAGGCCCAGCGCCCTCGGCCTTGATCATCTGGTAGGCCTGGTGCGGCGGGAGATGGAGAGCCCAGAACGCCGCGAGCGCCAGGTCGAGGGTTGCCTTGTATTGGTGAGGAGCTCCGCGGACCGTGACCTCGCATTGGGGCGAGAAGAGGCGGAGATCTTCGTTGATGTAGTCGTCGGAGGAGTTTCCGCCGGAGAAGCGGACGGCGATCATCTTGTCCGGAGAGGCCTCCGGATATGGCCCGGCATAGATCGAGGGCGGCGAGCTCGAGATCGAGAGGCCGAGGTTGGCGGCGTCGAGAATTTGGGCGAGGTCGAGCTCTACGTCGCGGAGCATGGGCGGGCCTAGATGTGGATCGCGGAGAAAGAGAACGCGCCGGAGTCGGGGTCGAAGTGACGATCAACGCGGATCGGCCGGCGGCTCTGGGTGAGGTCGGAGGAATCCGCGCCAGGAGGGAAGATGAGATCCCGGTGGTCGGCCTCGGTCGCGACGTAGAGCACGGCCTCGGAGACGCTCTGAGAGCCGGAGGAAGTCCGGAGGAGCTTCGTTGAGGGTTGGTAGCGACAGGCCCAGGTTTCGGGCGCGGCGTGCGTCTCATCGCCTCGAGCGTCGACGCTCACGAAGCGGGCGAGGTTCATCTGGTGGCGGAAGAGATCCTCGACCATCACGCGATCCGCTTCCGGTAGGCGGCCAGGAGCGTCCGGGCCGTGACGGGGAGCGCCTGCTTTCCGTCGTGGTAGATGAGCGAGGCGTCGCCCAGGTCGACGCGGGTGAGGTCTCCGTCTCGGCCGCGGCGCCGGTGCCAGGCGGTGATCACCTCGAGGGCGGCTTGCTCAATGTCTGAGGGGAGATCGCTCTCGCCCAGGTTGCGAGCGCTCATTCCCGGCGTCACCCATCCGGCCGAGTAGGTGACGACGAGCTTTCCCGTATCGAAGGCGTGGAGCTCTTGGGGCGCGACGCCGATCGAGCTCGAGCCTGTGAAGGGGAAGCCGTAGCCGGCGACCCGGCCGCGGATCGCGTTGTCGATCCGGTAGCTCGAGGGGTCGAGGGTGGTTCCGGCGTAGGCGATAGAGGCGATCGCCTTGAGAGCTCCGCCGCGGAGGAAGAGGAACGGGCCGGCCGAGCTCGAGACGGTCTCGACGATGGGATCTCGGAGCTGGACGGGATAGCCGAGCCAGGACGCGATCGCGGTCGAGGCCGCGGTGATCAGCCGATCGAGGCCGGGGGAGTCGGCCGCAATGCCAAGCTCGGCGGCGGCCGTGTCGGCGGTGGTGAGGTCGACGAGCGCGGGCATACCCAAAGAAAAGGGCCGCCCAAGTCCCCCTCTCTCGAGGGAAACATGGGCGGCCCAGGAGACGGCCGCGCCGCCGCTCAAAACAGCGGGCCGCCTCTTCTCTGCTCAGGGGCTACTAGCTGACGACGCCGGCCCAGGGGGTCGCGGTGTTGGTCACGCCTGCGATCGCCTTCGTGTAACGGATCTTGCAATCGCCGGCGAACTGGCCCGCGACCGTGGTCACGTTCGCGATCAGGTCGTTGTCGGAGAGGCCCATGGTCACGTCCGGCCCCTGCTGGGTGCCCATGAGGACATGCGACGCCAGGACGAACACGGCGGCGCCGCCGGAGGCAGCGACGGACTCGGAGACGAACACGGGATAACCGAAGAGCGTCCCGTTCGCCTCGAGGCTCGGGAACGCCGGGCTGTAGCCGGTGTGCATCGAGACGAGAGAGAAATAGGTCCCGCTGTCCATGATCCAGCAAGCGTTAGCGCCGTCGAAGTCGAGCTTGGCCTGGCGAATGCGGGTCATCGCGCCGGCGAGATCCTTGCGGACCGTCTTGACGGTCGGGGTCGCGGTCGACGCGGCGAACTGGCCGCCGGCGGCCTGGGTCTGGAGGCCCGTCGGGGTGTTGCCGGTGCCGTCGCCCGTGAGGAACGACACGTCGATCTGCGCGGCGAAGGCGCGGATCACGTCGTCGGCCATGACGGCCGCCATGTCCGGGCCGGGGGAGCGCAGCGCCACGTTGGAGATCTTGGTCGCGCCCTTGAGGAACTTCGTCGTCAAGACGAGGTTTGCGGTCGAGGGGTTGACGATCGTCGGCGCGTCACCTTCGGCGACCCACATCACGTTCACGCCGCTGTTGATCTTGCCGAACGTGAGCGAGGCGCCCTCGTAGGGAACGTGCACGGTGCCGATCTTGGAGAGGACGCTCCGCTCGTAGATCGCGCCGATCACCTCGGAGGAATACTGGGGAGGCAGAAGCGATCCGCCCTGTGCCGCGGTGCCCGCGAGCACGTTGGTAGCGCGCTCGATGATCGCCTTGCGGACCTCGGGACGCTGCGCGGGGTCGTTCACCTTCTCCGCGTATTCCTTCTGAAGCATCGCGCCGAGCTTCATCGCCGGCGTGACCTTCTTGGACTGGACCGCGACAACGGCCGGGGTCGCGGCGGGAGCCGGAGGCGGCGTGACGGACATGCGCGACGAAACGGCCTTCTCGACGGTCTCCGTCACGAGGGCCTTAACGGCGTTGGGGATCTCGATCTGCTTGGACATTTTCGGTTTGGGTCCTGTGAAGGGTGCCGTTTCGCGGCGCTGTTAAGAGAGAAGTGCCTCGAAGAAAGCCTTGGCCTTCGCTTCCTCGTCGTCGGTGGGGCTCTTGTTGCCGCTCTCGGAGTCGTCGGGGGAGGGCTTGGAATCGTCGGCGGGTGCGGAGTCGTCGTCGGTCTCTTCGGCCGAGGGTGCGCCCTTGGCGGCGGGTTTCTTGTCGTCGGCGTCGGGCGCGGGAACGTCGGCCGGAGGCGCGGCCTTGTCGGTCTTGTCGTCGGCGGCCGGGGCGTCGGTCGGAGGCGCGGCCTTCGCGCTCTCGCCGACGGGCTGTCCGCACGACGGGCAGGAGGACGGGTGCTCTTCGTCGTCGGTCTCGGGGTTCTGTATGTCGAGCTCCGGGTCCTGAGCCAATGCGGCCTTGAGGAGCATGGCGGCGAAACTCTTGGCCAGGAGGGCGGCGGCTTTCTTCTCGTCGGACTTCATCGATTTGACTCGCAAGGCGTTGGGGTTGGCGGGGACGGAAACGAAACTGATCTCGAGGAGCTCGCTCTCGAGGTAGTCGAGGCCGCCGAATTCGTTGGGCTCGGTCTTGAGCGGAAGGAAGCCGACGGAGACGGTGCGGATCACACCTTCGTCGACGAGGTTTTCGACTTCGCGGCCCTTGGCGCTCGAGCGTGTGAACGTCGGCGAGACGTAGAGCTCTGTTCCCTGGGTCCAAACCTTGCCGCTCGCGACGGGGAGCGCGTGGTTGTGATCGAAGAGCATGATCGGATTTTGCTGATACCGATCGAGCTTCATGCCGGCGACGAACACGCGATCGCCGTAGCGATCCGGCGTGAGGTCGGAGGCGCGAAACGCCATCTCCGCGGAGGTCGCCGCCGAGGCGGAATCGGCCGGAGCCGTGACGCTGAGGAACTTCCGAACGGGCTTCATCGCAGAGAGAGAAGGGCCGTTCAGGGGGTGGGGACGCCGGCCTTCACGAAGGCGACGACGTCCGGAGCGCACGTCTCGCAAATGAACACGCGATCGGCCGGATCGTCTTTCGGCCTGGCGGCGAGCGGTTGCAGGGAGCCGATCGAGTTGTTGGGCGCCTCGGCCTTGCAGCGGTCGCACGAATAGACGTAGCCGGTAACGGTGAGTTGTACGGAGGTCTTCGGCATGCGGTCTCTACTTTCGAGGCGGGCGGGATGGTGGAGGCGGTGAGCTCGAGCTCGGCGAGCTCGGCGGGCCGTCCTGGGTCGGTGAGAAGGTGCCTGGCATCGGGGCGAGGAATGCGCCGTCGAGCTCTGGGGCCGGCTCCATGCCCGCGAGGTCTCGGACTTCGTTCAGCGTGAACGCTGGCGCCGTGACGGGTGACGTCATGAGCGCTTGCAGCCGTTCGAAGGACTTGGGGCGCGGGTCGTCGTACTCGAGGAGCACCTCGGGGTCGACGAGCGGCGCGAGTTTGTGCATGAGCTCCGTGCGCAAAAACTCCAGGCGCGGCGCGGTCGCGTACTCGGCCAGATGGTACATGGCCGCCTCGGCCGTCGAGCGGTTCGAGCTGGACAGGTCGCCCATGAGCTCGGGCGGGACGTTGTAGGTCATCCGGATGAAGTCGAGGAGATGCTTTGCGAGCTCCTGGGTTTGCAGGCTTTGAAAGTCCGGGTTGATGGTGCCAACGGTGACTTTCCCGGGCGTGAACCACGGCGCACCCTGGGTCTCCGGGCCGGTGTGCCGAGAGAGGAATCTCTTCTCGAGATCCTCGACTACCTCCTCCGCGTCTCCGTCCGGTCCGACGTCGACACCCACAACGCTTGTCGGAAGTCCGCCGCGCGCAAACACGGACTTGAGCGATCGTGCGATGAACTCGCTCGAGTCGAGCTCGTCGCCCAGGCCGAGGCCTCGGCCGGCGCCGCGGCCGTGCGGGCGCTCTGGATCGAGATGCTTCAACCAGATCATATCGCTCGGGGCGATCTGTCCAACGAGTCGCTCATACGCGACGGCGAAATAGGGTTGAGCGTCGGTCGGCGTCGTGGTGATCGCGTGCGGCGGAAGCGGGATGAAGCCAGCGAGGCGCCCGTCGGGTCCGCGTTGGAGCCACAGGAAGGCCTCGCCGACAAGGTCGAGATGCTGCTGGATCAGCCGGAGGCAGGCGCGTCCGGACATCTCGGAATTGGGCGCGGCCAGGATGCCGAGGAGCTCGTGATCGGGGAGCTCGACGAGCTCGGAGCGGGAGCGCAGGGCCTTGAGCTCGCGCCTACGGACCTCGAAAGAGGCGAGCGCCAGGCCGTGATCGCGAACGGGCCGGCCTTCGTTGCTGGTTACTCGCTTGTACGCTCGCCAGCGAGGCGCGGCGACGGCGTCGGAGACGAGCCCAACGCACGCTTGGAGCCATCCGTTTTCTCGGAAGGCAATGAGGACCTCTCGAGAGCCTCGGCGAGGGGTCGGCGCATAGGCGGCGATCGAGCGTGGGCGGATGGCCTGGCCCTTCGCCTGGGCTCGAATGGTGAAAAACTTCGTCCATGACGCCATGCGGAGAGAGAAGCGCCGGCGGCGTCGGGAGTCGGCGGGATGGACGAAGAGCGGCTGAGAGCTATCGAGAGGCGCGCCGAGGCGGCGCCTTCGGGAGTTTGGTCGGTGGATTGTCAGACGCGGCGCGAGCTTGGCGTCTGGCGGATGGACGTGTGGATCGGGATCGTGCCGAGTAGTCCGGGGTTCCCTGGGGAGGCGTTGACCGCGTTTCTGGAGAACGCGCGCCAGGACGTGCGCGAGCTTTGCGTGGAGGTGCGGCGACTTCGGGAGTCTGCGACTGTGGTCTCTCGCGTGGCGTCGCGTCGGTGAGCTCGAGGAGCGTCAAGAGGCCCAGGAGCTCGAGCTCGTCGCGGCGTGCCGGGGTCATGGCGTGCCCTTCGTTGCGAGAGCGAGCTGTCGCTCGAGGCGCTCGAGCTCCATCCGGAGCGCGTCCCGCGCAAGGAGGAGATTCGAGAATGAGACGGCGATGACCAATCGATCGGTGTCGTCGATCTTCCGGCCGATGCCGAGATCGTCGACCATCTTGAGCGCCTCGGCCCATGTGGCGGAAGTGTCGATCATGGCGTCCCCTTTTCCCGCTTCAAGTCCTCGAGGCGCATCCTGAGATAATCGGCGGCGAGCTTCTCGAAGGCGGCCTTGGCCTCGGACGCGGCGATCTTGTCGCGGGAACTCTTGCGGAGCTTCTCGAGCTCCTCCCGGGTTCGATCAAGCTCGAGGCGCATCGCGAAAAGCTCCTCCGCCTGTCGGTAGAGGTCCGCGCCGGCGGCGGTGAGAGCCGCCTCAAATGCTCGCGCCTTCGCGCGGGCGGCCTCGAGGTCTATCTCATGGATCATGCTGCCTCCTTCTCTTGGGTGTCGGCGTCGCCGAGCGCGCCTTTGTTCTTCTGGCGGCGAACCACGTATTTCCAGAGCGGCCAGACCATCGCGTCGACTCTGTCGTCTCGCTGGTGTCCGCCGGGGTTCCCGGTGAAGCCGCCGAGCTGTTCCTCGAGCTCGTGGTGTTTGCCGACCATGTGGACGAGGCCGGCCTCGGCCA